CGAGAATAGTAAGAAAACTGTGCTTCAAAGGATTCCTCTTGTTCTTCTTTAAATGTAGATACCCTAGCGTAAGCTGCTACTCTCTTTTTCTTCTCGGTGTCATCTTTTGGTTTAATGACGGTAATCTTCATTCTTTAATCTTCCCCCAACTCATTTGTCCTTTGTTGGCTTCATTTTTAGCTCGATATATGCCTTCTTCATTTTCTGGTGGAATAATAACCAAGCTTTCGTTATAGCGTTTAATTCTATCTATCGCGTTTGTTATCTTCTTTCCAAAACCAGGAGCATAGCAAACCCCATTAATAAATAATCCATTCTTCTTATATTGGACAATCGCATTAGGTCTTTCAGAAGGTCTTTCGAATCTAATCTTTTGAATAACTTCCTTATCAAAAAGGAATGTAATCTTAATTGCGGAATAGTCATTAACAATTTCAATTTTAGAAACGAGCTTCTCTAAGAAATATAGTTCAACATCTCCACCCTTTTTAAAGTGCTCTTGAGCGCATCTAATAGGCTCTTCATATCCTGTTAAGCAAGGCGGAAGTTCCATGATGGCTTTCTTAACTGCTTTATCAATAAATTTTCCTAATAGGAAGTTGTTATTGCAGTTAACGTGGTCACTACAAATCCACGCTCTTGGATTTCCAGTCATTGAAGCCATGTATTGGACCATCTGCTTTCCACAGCAAGGACACTTTAAAAAGTCATAATAAGGATATTGCCTTGAACCTTCTTTTGCATTCATGAGTAAGAACATCCTTTGGACTGTATCGAAATCTTCTCTACTGATAATCGCAGGATGATGATCTCTTTTATAATAAGTTGGTACTATTCCGTCGTTAGGCTTTGAAACATGGTTAAGCAAATCAGTGACAACAGTCTTCTGCATCCTTGCATCACCGATATATCTTTCATTTCTTAATATCTTTGATATTGTCGAGTCATACCAAGTTCTATCTCCTGGAGAAGGGACTCCTCTTTCAGTTAAGTCCTGACGGATATCTTGGATGTTGTCACCTCTTAAGTAGCGATAGAATATCTCTCTAACAATCGCCGCTTCATCTTCTTGGATGTACCATATGTTTTTGTCTTGCTTATCAGGATAATATCCATAAACTTTTGAATACTTTACAATGCCCATTTGAAACCTTTGTCTATATCCTCTCTTCACATTTTCAGAAATCGAATGTGATTCTTCTTGAGCGAAAGCGGCATAGACCGTTAATAGCATTTCAGAAGTTAAGTCACTGGTATCAATTCTTTCTTTTTCAAAATAAACACTGACACCGATTCCTCTTAACATTCTTGTATATTCAAGCATATCCACTGTGTTTCTGGCGAAACGTGAAATGGATTTAGCAAGGATCATATCAATCTTGCCTGCTTTTGCATCCTCAATCATCCTTAAAAACCCTGGTCTTTTAGCGGCACATGTACCAGTTATTCCTCTATCGTAATAAATATCAACTAACTGCCAATCAAGCCTTTCAGCGATGATTCTTTCATAAGCTGCAATTTGGGTTTCTAAACTAGTCTTTTGGAGTTCAACGTTCTTACTGACACGGCAATATGCCGCTACTCTTTTAGGCTTATAGTCCTTGGAGGCCACATCAGTAACAGCTACTTTCTTTTTATAGATTTCAACAGTTTCATCCAACTGAGATAATTCCATCACTAGATTTGAATTGCTGATGTGCATATTTACCCCTCCTTCTACATAAAAGTTCATTTCTAACCGCGTTGAACATGTATTCTGAAATAATAGGCTCATGGTGTCCTTCAATCTTTACCTGCTCAACTTCGCCTTTGTTGTTTATAGATTTTTTAGTCACATAATCGATTGTTACTCTTTTATTAATGAGGATAGTTCCGGTATATACTTCGTTAGTTAACATGTAACCGACTCTTGTATGATTCCAAACGTATCCTGTTCCTTCACTTTCTTCTAACTTAGTTAGTTCGGTAGCGATATCTTTAAAACTAAGGCCCTTTAACGCTAACGAGAAAGCGTATCTAACTTTCCTAGCTTGTTCTTGGTCTATTTCCCAAACATGCTTATTCTTACCTTGCTTTACCTTTCTATAGCCGTAGGCTGCTTGTCTAGTTGGTTTACCGATTTTAGCGTTCATCAAATATGACCATTTCAGTGCTTGAGAAATGCTATTAGATTCTTCTTGCGCTAAAGTAGCTAAAATCTTAAGAACAACATTGAGGTTCTTTTCATCTGAACGGATATTCTCTTTTTCAAAATAAACAACTACTCCTTTTCCAGAAATCATATTGATGTATTTTGAGCATTCCGCAGCATTTCTAGCGAACCTACTGATTGATTTGCAAAAGATAAAATCAATCTTTCCGTCTAAACAATCTTTAATCATTCTCATGAATTCGGGTCTATTTTCAGCGCTTGTTCCTGAAATGCCTTTATCACCATAAACTCCTACATATTCATAGGATTTATTATTTCTTATTAGTGCTTCGTAATAAGAGACCTGCGAATCATATGATTCACTTTGATCATCAAAATCAGTCGAAACTCTAGCGTACGCTGCCGCTCTTTTAATTTGCTTTTCTTCCATCATTACTTTGATAGGAGAATTAACAATTGTTTTTGTAATTATCATTCGCAGACCTCCTTTCTCTTATCGATATCATCAATAGGCTTAATTAATCTTTTATAACTGCGGTAATATCTTTAATTGGAATCAAGACTCCAACCCTATATTTAATTAACCACTGAACATGTGGGTCGCATAGGTTTCCACCAGTGACTTTGATTGAAACCCAGGTTCCCTCTAAAGCATGTTCATTAGTACATACTTCAGTGACATTACCACTAATTGAATGCACTCCATATTTTCTAAACTTGGCTTTAACTTTATCGCCCACCTTAATTTCGCTTTGTATCATTTTCGTTAAAACTCCTTACCATATACATCGCTCTTTAGAGTGAACATATCAAGTCAATTAACGACAATAATCGCTTATAGGCTAATTAGCGTTTTCGTTTAGCTCTTTGTTCTCTTTCCCACGTTCCGTTAAGTAACTTCTCCATCATGTCGTCTTGAGGGTTGGTTCCTCTATAATCCACGGTGGAATTCTCCTTTACTATCTGATAAATCTGAGTCCAAGCAAGAGTGATTTGTTTCATAAAGGTATTCGCCATATTCACATAAGGTGATTGAATAGGACCACCTGTCGTAGGATGTTTGGCGATAAGTCCGTATTTAGAAATAGCTTGTTCGCACTGGATATATCTAGCTTGAGAAACTGCGAAATGTTCAATTAAGTGTTCCGAGACAATGTGTTGACATTTGACTCTACATAGCCAAGCAAAGACTTCGCTATAAATCTCTTGAGCCATAAAGTCACTTCCATCTCTTTGCTTTTCTGATAGATATTCTTTAACCGATGGCATATCAAATGATTCAAGTTCTTCACCCGTATCAATAACCTTAAGTTTTCTTCCACCTGGATTACCATTTTCTAATTTTTCGATGTTGGATTTTTTCTTTCTGCCGGCTCCAACTCTTTTACCGCCGTGTAATGTAGAATTCATTGTTATTTCTCCTTCAATCTTGATTTAGGGGTTATACCCAACTTGATTTCGCTTATTTTGTGCGTGCAACCCCGCACCGGTGTCCATCTTTTTATTCGTAGAGATTTTGACCCCCCTACCCCTAATAAGTACCTACTCACCCGTTCACGCAAGGCCTCGATTAGAATTTCTAGAAATATTTCTGATTTTCCAAAATTTCTGCCCCGCATAATTCTGAGATGCTGCCGACGGTACTATCAAATACTTTGTATTTGCAGACCGGGGGGAGTTAAAAGTAGCTGGACTCATGGACTCACTGGACTGTTAATTCCTATAAAATCCTAAAACGCGTATTTAATTGTCTATACTGAATTAAAATCACGATTTGGATATTCTATATATTTTAGAGTCCAGTCAGTCCGCTACTTCTTCTTTCTGATATAGACTGTTTGTTTTCCATATGGACCCATTGTCTTTCTTTTATCAGTCTTATCCCAGCCTTCTATTTGCATTAAGATAGCAGCGATGACTCTACCTTCTTTACCATCAAAGTCGCCTTTGTCCTTATTGAAACACTCACAGAATATTTCCATAGGACTTACTTCTTCTCTTTGATAGATAGCAGGACCAAATGGTTCTTTTGGAGTGTAATAACTGTCAAACTCTTTATTGAAGTAATATCTTCTGTCTTCAATAGGGAACTCATCCCAGTTATCAGGAAGCATCTCTTCTAGATATTTTTCAACAATACCAACACGATCATCTTTTTCCATCGCATTATTTTGGTATAGAGTAGCGATATCTAGATACTCACCGCTTAGGAATAGTTGTTCGCCACTTTCATAATAATGCTTAGCTTCTGCCCATAATTGATCTTTAAACTCTTTAGTAAAATTGAAATTAGGGATGACATTCATGGAGTTAATCTTAATAACCCAAAATCTTCTATTGCCAGTTAAGTCTCTGAGGTAACCTTGTTCACCATTGACGGTGGCGAAGATAATACAGCTTCTAGGATGCCATTCAACATGTTTGCCATAACTAGCACGATATTTATCATCAGTAGAAGAGATAAAAGCTTTTACTTTTTCAATATCCGCTTTACGCATACCTGCTAGTTCTTGAATTTCGATCACCCAGAAGCCTTGTACTTTCTCCCCTGCTTTCTTGGTATCTTCCATATCGGATAGTTGTAACGAGTCTGAAAAAAAGTCTGGATTCACTAATGATTTAATAATTGTTGATTTACCAACACCTTGTTTGCCATCAAGAACAATGATGTTATCGAATTTAATACCAGGTTGATAGATTCTTGCTATAGCAGCAGCAAACCATTTTCTGGTTACTTCTTTAGTGTAGGCATTATCATCCGCATCCAAATATTTAATAAATAATGTTTCTACGCGTTTAGTTCCATCCCACTTAGGCAAGTTGTCTAGATAATCTTTAACAGGGTTAAACGCTCTATCTTCAGTTACTTTCTTAAAGGCATTCTCGAAGTTCCTATCACTAAAGTCGCAATAATGTTTAGCGATATAGATTTTGAGCTGAGAGTCATCAGTGTCTCGCCAATATTTAGTGGATGTCGCTCTTGTCCAAGGAACTTCTCCTCTTACTTCAGCGGTATTAGCTAAGGTGTTATAAGCGATGTTTTTAAGATTCTCATCGTTTTGAAGAATGATCACTAAGTTATTTACATCATTAGCAATAACCCCATCATCGTTTTTGGCTAGCTGTCTCATCCAGCTAAGATCAACATCATCATCAAAGTCTTTCTTAGCTTCTTCGATTCTTTCGTCAGATATAAGTGTTCTAACTTTTTCATCATTTCTAGCAAACTCCACCATCTTTTTAAATGAAGGTTTATCATCGCCAAATAGATGAATTCTTACTAGATTAAATGAATTAAGAGTTTGTCCAACTGCTGGGTCATTAGCGTGATGAGAATAAAAGAATTTATCATCATAGTTAATTGCACCCGCTACTGAAGAAGATGGGATATAGTGATACCTATTTACGCCTACTTCTTCATAAACGTTAGGTAAGAAAGTATCGATTGCTTCACTAATTGAGTAGGCTCTACAGAAAACTCCTACTATTCCACTTTTCTCTAATGGATCAGCTTGTTTTCTACCAACTGAACCACTATTGACATGAGTCTCTTTTTCTTTCTTCGGAAGAGTTGTTAAATCATTCCAATTTGGATATTTAGAAAGAAAAGAGTCAGGATTTAGAGGGGTTTTCTCTATTTTTTCGTAAATATAGATTCCATCACTCGGTGTACTTGGCCAATACATTAATTGATTAGTTTGAAAGCTAACTGGGTCAACTTGTTCTATTCCTAATTCACTAGCTAATAATCTAGAAATAGCGACATATTCATCACCTTCAACATCTCTAGTTAAAGGAATAACGATTCGATATCTTGGTGAATCTGGTCTATGCCCATGAGTGGAATATAAGCAACATGTGTATTCAAAGTCTCTTTTAAACTTATCGATGAAACCTAGTTCAGCATCATCAAGGTCTAAAGTGACCATACTTCTATATTCCACATTGTTCTTAAGTCTTTGAGGGCTACTAAGTTTACCGCCTACAAAACCACCGTGATCTTTGGCTTCTTGTTTTTGGTCTTTTACAAAGTGTTTATAATCTTCAACACTTTCAGGAGTACGAATTGTGTGCGAAAGTTTTTCACATAGCTGTTCCCATGTGACTTTCTTATTGGTCCACTTTTTGCTATTGGCTCTTTGACCAACGGCGATTATTAATTCACGCATAATTAATCTTCCTCCTTGTTGTCATCACTATTTTCATCCGCCTCTATTAATTGAGCGGCATTCACCCACATCTCTGGTTCATTTTTCTTTTCTATCATTTCAATCATGAATTTCTTTGGGTCGAAATCTTTACCAAACTTCATAATGAGGATGTACTTAATTACTTCAAAGTCAGGTGGATAGTATTTCTCATCTTCAGTGACTTTGGTTTCTGTTCCACCGATAGGATTCTTTCTCATTGTTTTTGAGGTAGTTTTTTCTTTGTGCCCATGGCTTTT